TCAGGTGGACTCCTGGAGCGAGATGACCAGTGAGCAGATCCAGAAGTGGACCGCTTATCTGAAGAAAAAAACCGCTTAACACATAGGAGGAATATCCCATGAAATTTACTCCCAAGAGCGAAAGCGAGATTGCTTCAGATTCACTCCTTGTCCCCGGAGTCTATGACTTCGAGGTTTCGGCAGCCGAGGATAAGGTGTCCAAGAACGGAAACGACATGATGGCCTTGAATCTCAAGGTCTGGGACAGCGCGGGAAAAACGCATTTTGTAAAGGATTGGCTTCTGGAAGCCTTCTTGAAAAAGCTGCTGGAGTTCTGCGTCGAGACCAACCTTCGGGGAAGTTACGATGATGGGACTCTTCAGGCCTCCGATCTTATCGGCAAGACCGGCAAGGTGGAGATCGCCATTGAGGAGAAGGGAGATTATCCCGCCAAGAATACAGTCAAGCGCTATGGGGTCAAAGGTTCTCCTAAGAAGGCCTCCGATCCCCTCCCCGCGCCGACACCGAGGAAGGCAGCGCATGAGGTCTTTGCTGACGACGACATCCCTTTTTAACGATGAGCGTCACCCAAGAAAAACGTTACAAGCGGGGGGAGAAATCCCCCTGCGGAACGCTTCGGTTCTGGCAATACCAAGCAAGCGGCAAGGAGAGGTGGGTATTGGCGTCTCGCTTTGAATCGCTCAAAGAACATCACGATTCAATTTCCGTCTTGGCATCGGTTCAGCGCGATTGGATGAGGATCCAGAAGGAAAGGAGGATGGCATGATTGCCCAACTGGATCTTTCCTTTGCCAAGGATCAAAAGCGTCATCTTGACGAGGATCTGGCGCGGCTCATTGAGTATCTGGCTTGGTGCTCGGGCTGGAGGACTGCGCGTCAGATTAGCAGGGAGCTGGAGATCAATGATCGCTATATCCGCGAACTTGCTGAGGCCAGTGATGGGCAGATCATCGGTACGAATTCCGGCTACAAGCTCACCTCACGGGTCACTCCCGAGGAGTTCAGCGAATGGTCGGCTCGCTACAACTCGCAGATCAAGCGGATGTTGGAGCGCCTACAGCGGACCACGGGGAACTGGCACAGGAGGGGGAAATGAAAGTCGATTACACATGCCACAACGAGGAATGTGAGCACGAGTTCAAGGTGGCTTATTCCCCTGCGATCCGACCATCGGGATTTGCAGGGTGTCGGGAGGATTACGACCCCGGTGAAGATGCCGAAATCCGTCCAGGGGAATGTCCGAAATGCGGCACGGAGGTGGATTTTGAAGAGGTCCACGAGGAGTCCGAGCCGGATCAAGAATACTACATGGAAGATGACATTTATTAACTTCTCATGAATTACTATAATTTTCATATCGGAGACTATCGAGGGGCGACGGCTCACTTAACAAACGATGAGGATCTATGTTATCGGCGCATCCTTGACCTATATTATGACAAGGATGGGGATATCACCGATAATCTCTCACTTATTGCCAGACGTGTCCGGTTTCCAGAATCTATCGTTGGATCAGTCTTAACCGAGTTCTTCCAAAGAACCGACTCAGGATGGATCCATCACCGCGCACAAAAGGAGATAGATTCATTTCAAAATCTGAGCAAATTAGGCAAAAAGGCAGCTCAAGTGAGATGGGGATCCGATGCGATCGCATCAGAACCGCATATGCGGATTTCCAATTCCGCATGCGATCCGCATATGCGCTTTTCCGATTCCGCATCCATTCCGCATATGCGGATTTGCGATTCCGCAATGCCAACCAAGAACCAAGAACCAAGAACCAATACCCCCCTACCCCCCGCTGGGGGGAAAACCAAGAACCCGGTGGCGGTGGAGGGAGGTCGGGATCGCTTGAGGCAATCTGCGGAGGATTTCCAAAATTGGTGGGCGGAGTACCCGCTTCAGGTTTCCGAACTGGAGGCATCCCGCCAATGGCTCGCCGTATCGCATCACCTCCCTCCCCTCTCTGAGATGGTTCGGATCCTCCGCGACCACAAGCGGAGCGAGCAGTGGCAGAAGGAGGAGGGAAAGTTCATCCCTCGAGCCGACAACTATCTAGCTGGCATGAAGTGGCGGGACAAGCTGCCAGCGGCTAAGGCGAAGCCGTCACTCCCGAAGCCAAAGGTCATGCCGAAGGTGAACGCCGCAGAGGTAGAGGCTTTCATGCGTGAAAACTACCCCCACAAGGCCGGCACTCCTTTTCACGATCTGCCGCCCAACGTTCAGGACGAATACCTCCGTCAGAAAAACCAAACCAACACCCAAGCAGCATGACCCTAAAAGAGAGAACACAAGCATGGTGGGATCGTTATGGAATCCGCTTCCTCGGGGGCGAATCCGGTCAACACATCCCCAATCACCGAGATTACGCAATCTACGGCTATCAATCCGGCTACATGCAGGGCTTTGAAGATGCCTGCGAAAAAGCCAAGGAACTTATCAAAACCGCCATCCCTGACGGGAATGGCATCACGACAGCGCCTCAAGATGATGAATAAACGCGCAGAAAGGCATCTCACGCTCGTTTTCTCATCCAAGTAATATCAACACCTCGAAACTTATGATTTCAGCATCTCCAAGAGCCGCATTCCGAGCGTGGCAAAATGACGTTTCGGAACTGGCTTACACGCCAGACATGTCGGAGGCCATTGATAGCGAGGAAGAGCTTCTTGCCGATGACCTTCAATGTTCCATCCCGATTGCCAGAAAGGTCATTGTTTTGCTTAAAGCGGAACGAAACAATCATGCCGGGAGCAGTCGGGAACTTTTCTCCAGGGTAATCAGCAAACTGATGGAATCCAGCAATACGCGAGTTTCCCTGCACGGCCTCGCATGCGCCGGCGGTCTGGATGAACTCAATGGCCTTCGATCCCAAGCGGAAATCGCCAGAGAACTTGGATGCACCCGCGCCCTTGTCTCTCATTACACAACCGCTTGGGCAGATTTCCTCTCAGGTAAGGACGCCGCCTTTACCATCACCAAGTTCCGCAAGACGGACTCCTCACGCAAAACATTTGCAGAATCCGCCACCGATCCATTCACCGCAGCCAGACAAAAAGCCATCCAAAAAAGAAAACAAATACCATGCAACTAACAGAAGTCATCAACCCTTTAATCACCGACATTATTAGCGACCTCGGCGATCCGCATCTGACCAAGGAAAAGTGGTTTGATATTCACGCCCGATGCGTGGCTGCCCGTTACCTCGGATCAAAACTTGTAAAGTATAGTCGAGACAAGGCAACCGCAGAGTGGGGCTTGGAATTTGTCGCAGATAGCGAAGTCCAGATTGAAATGGATCTGGGCGTCAACTTTCCCCCTGAGAAACCCAAGCTCAACCCTTCAGACAAGTCCACCGGCATTGTGACCATTGAGGCTACCAATGCTTCATTCATCGCTTGGGAACGCAAGATGCACGATGAGATCCCCACTTGGGATTTTGTCCGCCTAACCAAAGCGCTTGAACTCTTGGAGCCAATGGAGCGCAAGGCCAGTGAGATCCGCCAACTTTTGCAAAGTAAATGAGCGACACACCACGCACTGATGCCGTCGATAACATGAATGAGGATTTTGATGTTGTCGGAGCGCACATGACGGCCCTTGCCCGTCAGCTTGAGCAAGAACTGACCGAGAAAACCAACTTATTAAAAATAGCCAAGTCGGTTATCAATGACTTAATAACTGAAGGAACTGGAGTTTTGTATAAAGATTGTTGCAACAGAAGGAAGAAAGCAGAGGCAGAGGTCGAGAGGCTGAAAAGTGAATTACATCAATCCGCTTACCTTTTAGCGACAACAGGAAGAGAAGATCTAGCCAGAAGAGTTATTGAAAAGTCCGACGATGAAAACTCCATATTAAATCCCAATAGTCGATATGTAAAAGAATTGCTAAAATGAACACCGACACACCACGCACAGAAGCTTGTCCTTTTTGTGAGGATAAATACGACAGCGAAAAGTTTTATAGATTTGAATGCGGCACAATTCAAAAATTCCCAAGTGGATACATCCGATCAGAAATGTGCCATCAATCAGAAGTTGCAAACCTTTGGAAGAAGCGATCCGAAAGAGCGGAGGAAGAGATCACAAGGCTCCGCAGGCAAATTGAAAAACTCACAAACGTAGCAAACAGGGCTTGTAACCTTCTAAATTTAAAAGGCGGCTACCACGAATCCTACGAACTTCGCAACGAGATCAAAACTGAAATCAAATGAGCATGGAAGGAACCCGCAAGATGAACGGCTCACCTATTAGCATCGTAGCGGATGCTGACGAGTCGCTTCACGTTAAAGATGACCTCGCCTTTGTCGTCGGTAAAGCATGCGACAAGTGGCTCACCAAGCGCGGCCTCATGCGTCCGTTCACCGGGTGGAACTTGAGGTATGGAAAGGAATTCAGGAAAAAGTGAACGAAAGCCTTATTGTAATAATACTCCACCCCCCCATAAGGAATCTTTTTAATATAATATACTACGGCTCGATGTGACGTTTTCGATGTTTTTGAGCGTGTTCCGCATGGTTTACTTGTTGCCTATGGGGGTTGTGGCTTCCTTTTTTGCAATTATCGCATGGATGTCGCAACCAAAGAACAAAACGATTCTACGGGCGTTTAATCGCGTCATCAAAACTGGTACGGAAGTTAAATCTTTTTAGTTAAATCCACCTCCATTTGACGAGGTTGCATACGCAACGATCTATGGGAATAACAGAATTAGCGAATGCCTTGGATTTGAACAAATCAACCGTCTGCCGGTTTGTTCAAAAAGGGATGCCAGTAACGTCGGTGGACGCGGCAAATGCCTGGAGGATGGTTCACGCTAAACCTAAAAAGCCAATCAACTTGGTAAAACTTAGTCCGATTGATAATTTAAGCTCTAATAATTCCCCAGATCCTATCCCAACGGCTAACACTCCAGAGTTATCATTGGCTAGAGCGATTGACGCTGAAGATTCAGCACACAAAAAGCGCAGGGAAATTGAGCGAGGCGGTGGAAGTATTGAAGATTACAGGAAAGCAAACGGAGTTTATATTGCTTCCAGAAATAACAGGGTTAAAGCCGAGAGGGATTTTTCAGAATGGGAGCATTCTCAAAATGTTTCTCTCTATGTTGAAGAGGCTAATGACATGTTCAACAGAACTTTTGGCGCTGCTCGGGGAATGATTGATATCATGCCAAAAACATTGGCTCCGAGGCTTTGCAATCAACCTCAAAAAGAAATTGAAACAACTCTTTTGGAATGGTGCAGCAGATTAGTTGAAACCATGAGGGGGAATGTGTGGCCAAAAGAGGAATAATTGCTGTTGGTAAAAATGTTGAAAACATCTGGTCGCCAATAGATACCAGGACAATTAACCAATGGTGCGCGGATGAAGTGATCCTTTCCGAGCGCCAGACCCAGATGCCGGGGAACTTTTCCACCCGCATGACTCCCTACCTTCGGGAGCCGTTGGAATGCTTTGGCGATGTAGATGTCACCGACCTTGTGCTGGTGTTTGGAACTCAGACGGGAAAGACCACGATGATTCAGGCCGGCACCGCTTGGCGCATCATTAACAAACCGCAGCCGGTCGTCTGGGTCATGCCGACGGAAGGATTAGCTCGGTCATTCTCAGAAACTCGATGGATGCCTCTCTTTGATGACTCTTCAACCCTTGAAGCACAAAAACCAAGCAATCCGCACAAATGGAAGAATCTTGAGCAGCATTTTAACCGATGCACTTTGAACTTTGTCGGGTCCAATTCTCCTTCCAACTTGGCGAGCCGTCCTGCCGGCCTGCTTTTAATGGATGAGGTGGACAAGTTTGCTAGGGAAACTGACCAAGAAACTTCCGCCCTTCTCCTGGCAGAAAACCGCACGAAGAGCTTTGTCGGTGCGCTTCGGGTCAAGACATCCACGCCCACCACGCCCGACGGAGCGATCTGGCAAGAATATCTTAAAGGAACTCAGGAAAAGTTCATGCTCCCCTGCCCTCACTGCAACCAAGGGATTGAACTCCTATGGTCACAGGTGAAATGGGATCCAGAGGCCAAGGAAGGGAGTCATTGGAACATGGCACGAGTGGAATCTTCCGCGCATTACCTTTGCCAACGCTGCGGGGAGAAAATTAACGACGGGCAAAAAATGGAGATCCTTCAACTTGGAAAATGGGAATCCACAAATCCAGCCGCGCAAAAAGGATTCCGATCTTTTCATCTAAACTCTCTGTACGCTCCGTGGCGGTCTTGCACCTTTGGCGCATTGGCTGTGAAGTTCCTAAGAGATTGCGAAACGATCAACGGACTTCAGGATTTCACGAACTCCACAATGGCCCGCCCTTGGGAGCAAGTTCAGCAATCGCTTACTCAGAATACGGTTTTCAAATTGCGCGGGGAATACGCCAAGGGAACTTGTCCGATTGAGCCGGCGCTGGCTGTTGTTTGTGCCGACGTGGGCGGAGACCAGCAGCATTGGGTCACGACCGCTTTTACCCAAGAAGGGGAAAGCTACGTCATTGATTACGGAACCGTTGAAACCCCCGAGGATCTGATCGCTATTAAAGACAGGAAATACCTGACCCCGACAGGCGTGGAATTTGAGCTTTCAGGGGGCCTTATAGATTCGGGATACGCTGCCTATCGAGTTTACAATGTTTGCATGGAGTCCGGACGCTTCTTCCATCCATCCAAGGGAAGCGGGGCAAGTTTCGGGAATAAAATTACCAAGACAATCATTCCAGAGTTTCCGGGTATTGTTCTCTACGGCTACGGAGATCATGCGCTCAAGACAGAGCTATTTATTGACCGCATGAAGGAAGGAAAACCGAAATGCTGGATCCCTAAAAATGCCTCCGACGCTTTCATTCGCGGACTATCGGGTCAGCAACTCATCCCTAAAAAAACCGCTTCTGGGAAAGAGTACGAATGGAAGAAAATTGAAAAGGATCACTACTCCGATGCGCTGAAGCTCACGATGGTTGCGTGGCACATTCTTAAAGCCTAGATCCTCCTTTGACAGACGGACGCTTTCATGGCGTCCCCAAACATAGGAGGAATCAAGCAATGGCTTCGGTTCCAATCCCTTTCCGACTTACAGGCTCTTTCTAATACGATCGCAGCATTGGCCGTTGAGGAAGTGACGATCACCGGCACTGCTGCCGACGGAGGATCAGCTTCTGGTGAAGTGGCATTCCCGCGCTTGGATTATTTGGCCTGTATCATGGATGTGCGACGTGAACTTGGGGATTACCCCCTGAATGCCGACGGATCAATTGTTTCCCGCCAATTGGGGACCCGTCCCGATTATTCTAGGACGTGGGCAGTCACATAATCGGTCAAGTTTGACAGGTCTCGGCTGTCATGGCCGAAATCAAAAAATCAAACCGTGGCGGTCGCCGCGAAGGAGCAGGGCGCCCCAAAAAATCAGACGGAGATTCAAAGACGGACTTTGCCGCTTACGAAGCCGCTTATCGGTTTAACCCACAACGCATGTGGGTTTATTCCCCCACGCTGGACGCTCAAAAGGAGCTCCAATCTGGATCTCGTTTAGAGTTAATTAAGAAAGCCGCTTGGCTATTTAACAACTCAGGTCTCGCCGGCGGAGCCGTTGAGAAGATTGCCCGTCTTGTGGGACCGCTAATTCCGCAGGCTCGCACCTCGAATGACGCTTGGAACCGAACCGCCGAACAAGCCTTTCAAGACGCCTGCACCAATGCGGCATGGGGAGTTGATGTGGCAGGTGGGGTCAACTTTTACCAAGCGCAGAGCCTCCTTGTCCGCCAGATGGCAATCGCAGGAGATGTCTTTTGGCAGCGCATGACATCCAAGTCGGGTCGCGGAATGTTCCGCCTCATCCCTGGAGAGAATGTTGGGTCAGTGATTGGGCAGGAAAATGAAGGTTGGCGCGATGGCGTCATGGTGGACAAAAAGGGACGCCCCGTGAAATTTCGGGTACTTGCCTCTCCGGGATCCAGCGAGTTCACCGATGTTTCTGCCAGCGACATGACACAAGTCCGCCGCGCTTATCGCCTCGGCTATACCCGCGCCCCGTCATGGCTTGCCCGCGCTGCCAATACTCTTCAAGACATTGCCGAGTATCTGGCTTTTGAGAAGCAAAGCGCCAAGCTCGGTGCTTCGATGGCAATGGTTATCACCTCCCCCGAGGCGGGAACTATCGGGTTGGGATCCTCTCTTGTGAAAGGACCTTCCTATTCGTCCAACCAGCCGATGACCGTGGACGCCATGACCAACGGGTCAATTATTCCGCAGCTCAAGCCGGGAGAGAAAGTAGAGTCGCTGATCAACTCCCACCCTGCGGCCAACATCAAACCTTTCCTAGACACGCTGAAAGAGGAGATCGCAGTTGGCCTTGGGCTATCAGCTCAGTTTCTTTTTGATTCCACCGACGCCGGTGGTGCCAACCAGCGTTGGATCTTGGAAGAAGCCTCCATTCTGATTAAGGAAATCCAAGATATCATTATCCAAAGTTTTGCTGCTCCCTTCTGGCGCTTTTGGATTTGGAACGAGATTGAGAATGGTCGCCTGCCGATGCCAGGAGACGGATCCGATTGGTGGAGATGCGATTTCACGCCTCCTGCCGACCTCAGTGTTGATTTCGGGCGCGATGGCCGTCTGATGAGCGACCTTTTCCTGCGCGGACAGATTTCACCGCAACGCTACTACGCTTTGCAAGGACTCGATGCCGACAAACAGGACGAAGACATTATCCGTTTTGCCGCGCGTCGCAAAAAGTTGATTGCCGAGATTTCCAAGGAAGAAGGAGTTGAGTTGACCGTGGCCGACGTATTCCCTCCGGCTCCCGGTGCTCCTGCGATCCCACCATCGGCTTCTGCCGGAAGTGGGCAGGGTCAATAAAGGCGCATGATTTGACATAGCAAGAAAAAGCAATGTCCAAGCTCTCCCTCTTTGCCGTAGCTGCCGACTCGCGTATTGACGCCGAGGCCGGAGTCCTCCGTGGAGTCTCTTTAATCACTAAAGGCGCTGCCAAGGGACATGAGTTTCTCGGCGAACCAATCATCGCCGATGACACGACTTTGGATGAAGTTTGCGCAGCTGCGATGGGATTTGCCGACGGAGTTCCCGTCATGTTTGACCACGGTAGCGGGATTTCTGACCTCGTAGGTGCCATTAAAGATGTTTACCGCGACGGGGACAAGGTACGCGGGGATCTTTACCTTCTTAAATCGCACGAATCGTTCGACACGATCATTGAGATGGCAAAATCCATGCCATCTAATTTCGGACTCTCCATTTCGTTTCAGAATGCCCCGGAGCCAGTCATGGGCAATGACGAGGAGCCGGATGGTGACGGCGATGATGATCAAGAGGAAAGCCCAATTCTCGGTTCCTCCACCGACATTGTGGCCTATGCCGCCCGCATTGCGGAGCTTTACTCCTGCGATCTTGTCCAGGCACCAGCGCTCAATGCCTCCCTTTTTAACGCTATGACAGAAGCCACCACCACAGAAGAGGTTCCCGCAGTCGCCCCCGAGGTGGTTGTTGAGGAAGTCGCCCCAGAACAACCTTCACCTGCCCATTCCGAAGAGCTTCCTGCCGGTGAGAATCCGCTTCTTGTCGGAGAGCCTCCCGTTATTCCTGCGGCCCCCGAAAATCCCGACCGGATTGAGAATCCGCTAATTGTTCCTGCGGAACTTGCCCGACTTCGGGAAATCGAAACCAATTTTTCAAGTAACCGCACCGAGCTTGCCGCGATCCGCAGCGAACTCGCGGCCGTAAAAGAGACCCTTTTGATCAAAGAATCTCAGCTTGTGGAACTCAACATGCTCCATCGCTCGGTCAAGACCGTCTTAGGACTCATGCCAGCCGACGAGATTCCCGACATGGTTGATACCACTCCCGAGCTTTCCCTGATTGAACGCTACGAAGCCATGTCTGCTGGCCCCGAGCGCCTTGCCTTTTTCCAAGCCAACCGCCGCGCCTTAGAAAAGGCGATTTCGGCACGGGTTGGAAATGTTCAGTAAAAAAACGTAACCCAACCAACCAACTCAAATGGCTAATACATTTAGTTCCTCACTGGTCGTTGATACCGCGACAAAAGCCGCGATCACCGTCCTCCAGTCCAAACTCGCCCCCGTCAAGGCTTTCAGCACTGATTTCTCGAGCGATGTCGTCAATCCTCTTCGCAAGCTCCAGGTCGGCGTAGCAACAACGGCTGCCGCCGCTGTTTCGTCTCCTACGAGCTTTGAATCACAGGGCACCACCCTCACCAACACAGCTGTCACCATGACGCACTACTCGGCCCAGTTCGGTCTGAGCAGCGCACAGCTCAACCAAGGCTTCACCCTTGAGCGCATCATGGCGATTAACCTTCGCTCCCTTGCCAACGCCCTGATTGACGTTGCTTTGACCCCTCTAAACACCACGACCTTCGGCTCGGCTGTTTATAGCACGGCAATCAGCACCGCAACCGGTGGTGTTCTTGGTAACGACCTCATCACAAAGGCTCTTCCTGCCCTCTGGAGTGGCCTCAAGGATGGTACAAGCCGCAACCTTGTGTTGGATGGTAGCTATTACAGCTACCTCCTTCCTCAGTCCGGCTTCAGCCTCAAGCCCGGCGATGGTGCTTATGGCTTCGACACAGTTCACTTTAACAACCGCTGGACGGGTGTGACAGGTGGATCTGACGTCAACCTCAACGGAACGACCAAGACCATCAAAGGTTTTGCCGCTTCCCCAGAGGCTTTGGCAATCGCTTCGGCCCTCCCTTACATTGATCCAGCAGTCGCAAGCCTGCTTCAGATGAGCGAGACCATTGAAATCCCTGACCTTGGACTGGCCGTTCAGTTCAATGTCCACGGATCAGTCGCCAGCCGCAGCCTTCAGGCGTCCTTTGACGTTGTGTTCGGATCTGCCGCCGCAGATGGCAGCGCACTCAAGTTCATCACGGTCTAAGAATCCAGTTAGTGTGTGCATAGAGAGGGGGGTCTCGGAAACGAGGCCCTCCTTTTTTGCGTTTAGGACTCATTAGGATTCTTTGACAGGTGGGCTTCCTTGTGAACTCCGCCTTGATTGCCTCCTTCCGCGCCAAAGCCGCCGGGGAGATTGCAGACTCCCTTGGGACTCCCATCACGATTGGGGGACAAACTTTTAATGCGTTTGTTTCCACGCCTGCGCCACAGATGGATTTGGAAATGGGAGGATTTAAGACCAATCGCTCCATCCGCCTGCGCTGGCCGATTGGCCGCTACATCAAGCCCTCCCTTGGAACGGCAATTTTGCTGGTGAATCAAAACCTTACTTTTCGCGTGGAGACTTCCGAAGTGGGCAATGGTGCTCTTGGAGCAGAAGTTTTGGTTCAAGCAGTTCGGGAATAATTATGAACATTGATTTTATTGAAAGCGCTTTGAGCGTAGCTTTTACTTCTTCCGATTTTTCGGGAGCAACTGTTTACAAAGGGACGGATTCACAAGAATTAACCCCTGAAAGTCTCAACATTATTGTGGCCTGCACACAACTGGAACATGTCGCAGGATCACTTTGGAAAGCGGACATAGACGTTAAATTATCCGCACCGGCATTACTAGGTTCTGATTCTTACGATTCGTTTCAAACTGCACTTGATACGATGACAGGAAACACTCTCAGCAATACTTACATGAACGCTTATTTTAATAGTGGCGATGTAAACTTTGCTGGACTTTGGATTAACAACATCAAAACAAGCCAGCACGAACACACTTGGGTTGCCGAAATCTCGGTCACGATGGGAATCACGCAATAATTTGACACCCTAGAAATTTGTATATGGCCGCCACCATCGGAATCGTCACTCTTAACACGCTCATCACGACCCCTACCGGGTGCGTCCTTCAGGAGGCCTCCAAGGAAATCTCCAAAAAAGTCGTCACTGTGAAATCTTTGGTCGGAGTCACGGTTCAAGCCGCCCTTCTTCCGATGACAGAGACCAAGATCTCTTTGAAATACAAAGGAGTAGCCGGTCTTTCCTTGGCCGCCGCCAATTCTTCTATCGCTTCCGGCACCGCCGTTGTGACCGGGGTCTCGGTGGAAGAATCCAACAGCGATTATCCCGACACGACGCTTGACGTCATGGCTTGGAGCTAAATTTTATGTCCGCCGTCACCGCATCCCTCGGAATCAATTCCTTCACCTCGGGAACCGTCACCAAGGTTTCCACAAGCTCCAAGGTCACGACCAAGGTGCTTACCGATTATTCGGGAGCTTTCTCTGCTGCCGCCACCTTTGATCCTCTTTATGAGGCCACGGTTGAAGGATCTGGCACTTATCCAAGCATTGCTTTGGGAGTCATTTCGACCAACATCCCAAGCACAATCACCGGAGGGGTCATCCTTTGCGACAGCTACACTCAAACCGAAAAAAACGACGAATTCCAGAACTGGAAATACACCATCAAGGGATTCCCTTCGGCTTCTTAATCTAAGGCCTTCCACAGTTTAATATGATCGAAACCAACAAAAAATTCTCCGTGATCACGGATCACGAGGCTCCCTTAAAAAGCGCCAACACCCATTTGATCGCCGCAGCTTGCACGGCAGGGGGAACTCTCTCGCAAGACGGATATCTGGACACGATTGAGCAAGGTCTGGATGGAAAACCCCGCCGGACGGTGGTTTGGCTAATGGAAGAAAAGAAAATTACCTTTTCCGCAACTAAAGCCGAAACGATTTCCACCCAAGAGTTGATCCGTCGCTGGAATGACCGCGAATGGTGCTTTGCCAATCCCGACCACCCGATTGTCTGGATGCGTTACTATCAGCAGACCCTCACCCAACTTCGGGACGCCATTCGGGACCAGACTCCGACCATCGTGGTCAAGCGCGGGGGCCGCGCAGCCTACATCCCCGGTAAGGCTACCGAAGCCGAAAAAGCCGCCCTTCTCTCCAAGCTATGATTGATGTGACCAAAGACATGCTCTACAACGACGAGCCGGCATCCCTCAACGAACGCCTTTTTCAGGAGGAACCAATTATCGCAGGGCGAAAAGTCCGTCCTTGGAACAATGCGGTCAAATTAAAGTTAGCCAGGATCTTTTCTTGGATCTCGGATCTCGATCAATCCACCCAACATGAAGAATTGCTTTACGCTTTTCTTTATTTAGTGGCAGCCCCGATTGAACGGGTCGCTTTGAACACGCTCAACAAAAAAGCCTATTTTATAGATAAAGACGAGTTTGTGGGATCGCTTTCCGAGCAAGAAATTGCCTCCGGGGGGAAATGGTTTATCACCGTTACCAATTTAGAAAAAGAAACCACCGTTGAAGTGGTTGCAAAACCAAGTTCAGGAACAGGGGAAACACCACCCCCAAACTTGTAGAGCCTCCCTCGCTTGCCACGCTGATTTTTACGCTTGGCAAGGAGGGGGGCTTTACAGAGCAGCAAATCATGGATTTTGAAACGGGCATGCCCGTTTATCGCGTCAATGCCTATTACCATGCGGCTCTTCGATCCCACGACATCTGGACTTGCCCCCCTTCCGCCCCTGCGGAGCATCAAATTGATGACCTCTTAGCCTTTCTTGACACTTCGCAAGAAGAAGATGAGTAAAACGGGACTGACCATTGACACGACCAATTTCAACCGGGCTATCAACGAAATGGCCCGATTAACGGGTGTTTCTATGGAAGAGATTGTTTTGGCGGAAGTTGGAAGCGTTCTTTCTCAAACAATTACGAACACCCCCAAAGCGACAAAAGAATCCATCATGAAAAGTTCAAAAGACTTTATATGGATTCGGAACGAAGGAGGGACTTGGAACCGAAAAGGAAAAACTTATTACGGAGGGACTTTTTACCCGTTGAAATGGCATTACAAAGATGATCTTTGGAACTTTATTGTAACTTCCAAGGATGCGCGGATCAAAGAACTGATCAAACGCATCGGCGTCGCCAAACAATCATGGTTTAAACTGGCAAACAATCTTGGAATCAAACTCCCCAAAAATGTTCCGGGATACGTTGCAAAAGCGGCAGTCAACGGTCGAACTTTTGCAACGCCAGTAAATCAACAAAAAATCACTTCTGGTTCCAAAATTCAGATTTCTATTGAGAACATGACCCGATCCGCGATTGAAGGCGGGGGTCGCGCCGCATTACTCAAAGCCATCAATGGCCGCACCGGGTATTTTTACCGCAACCTAAAATCCGGAGCTTTTAAGAAAGTTTCTGATATTGCCAAGAAATACCCCGGATTCAACGTGCGCGGCATCTAATTGACATTCCGTCACTGATTTATGGCTTCCTCTAAAGAATCATTGTTTGCGGTGTTCGGCATGGACATTGCGCCTCTATTGCAAAGCCTCAAAAGGGCGACTAATAGCGTCCAAGAAGCCACCACTAAGATGGGCAAAGAATCTTTTGGTTCATTATTGGCACCTATTGGAAGCGTTGTGGCAGCCATCGGATCGGTGGCGGCCATCATGGAAGGAATGAAAAGCGGCCTTGAATTGGGCGCTCAAATGCAAGAAGCCGCTGAACAAACCGGCATTGCTGCCGGAAACTTCTACATGCTTCGCCTCGCCGCAAAAGATGCGGGACTTGAAGTGGACAAGATCCCAGGAGTCATTGGGAAAATGCAAGCTGTCCTAGCTGCATCTGTCAACGGCGGTGGACAATCCAGATTACTGACAAGCCTTGGGTTGGATCCTCGTCAATTAGCGGAAGCAAAACCAGATGAAGCATTAAGGAAAATAGGAGCAGCTATTGATTCGGTGGAAAACCGCGCTGCTCGAGCCGGAGCCGCCCGCGCAATCTTTGGCAGAAGTGGAACGGAACTTTTGCGTCTCTTTGCTTCTCCAGAATTCAAAAACTCGGGAAATCTTTCCGACGCCGCCAGAGTCATTGAAGAAAATGCCGCATTGTTTAAGCAGATCATGAATGATCTGGAACACGTTTGGGATCGTCTTAAAGAAATCTTTGTCGGTCTTGATAAACAACTTTTTCCCACCATTGATGCCGCATTAAAACGGTTGGAAGGGGTCGATTTTACTTCGTGGGGGGAAAAGATGGGAAATGTCATTGCCGGATTCTTTACAGATTTTACCAACCGCATGGAAATCCTTGGAGAACTCTTAAAAGAAGTGTTTTTGGGGGTTATCCTTCCTTTTATTACTCCTTTTACGGCATTGCTAAAAGATTCAGCGATTGTTTTTGGTCGAGCCATGAAAGATGTCCTTTTAGAGCCCCCTGCGTGGATTAAATGGACAATGGATCATGCCAAAGCCGGGGCTGCAATCGTCTCATTGGTTTCCGATCCTTTGCGGAACAGTCCCGTTTCAAAAGGTCTTGATTATTTGGAAACCCCCAACAAAAGCAGCGGTCCTGATTTTCTAGGCGACATGAAAAAAGCATTGGACGAATCCTATGCTGCCAACAATGGACACCGGGATAAAATGACCGAGCTATTTGAAAAACTAGCTGCACCAACCGGATGGGTGGAATCCCTGAATAAAAACGCCCGAGATAAAGCCAACGAAGAAGCCTCAAGAAATGGCGATTCCCCGATTTCCGGTGATCTTGGACTTGGAGGAAAAGGATTTGGATTAATTTCAGATTCTTTAGCTCGGGTTGGCGGAGGTGGAAATTTCCAACTTGGGGGTGAAATGACCAATCCGATTGTGACCGAACAAAAACGATCCAACACTTTGCTTCAGCAAATCCTTCAAGAAGCAAAAAACAACAAGCTTCCTGCCAATAATCTTCCAACCGGACAATTTGCTTTTTCGGTTTAACACCTAACCAACGATCATGGCCTCCACGACATCCACCTCCACCACGTTTGACGCACGTTTGGGAACCTATATCACCACGACGGTTGCCCAGGACGTCTCTTCCCAACCCGTTCCCACAGATTCCACGGCGTTTGAAATCACGACAGCTTATTCCGACGGAATTTACACGACCACTTGGAAAACCGAATCGGGAACAAATCCCACGGGCTTTCCGGCTCTACCATCTACCAGCACCTATAATTACGAAGTCCACACGTCGGTCAGCACGGAACCGCTGGTCACGCATTCGTATTTTACCTCCGGCGGGAAATGGGCGCTTTCTTCAACGGATCTCCAAGCCATCAAAATTGCGGAAAGCGATCCGGCTAATACGGTCACTGGATGGGTGGCGATCTCCACGGCCTCGGGATCATCTGCCAATCTCAAACAATATGCCACGCTTGTTTCTCAGGGAATTGATACCTACCTGAACCCTTCCATCACGCTTTCCATTACCGATGATGAATCCTCCCTTCCTAGCATTGCAACGATTGGTCAGATCGCTTCGGGACTGACCAACGCACCCACCCTCCCCTCGGGAGGGAATTGGCTTTTCACAGGAATGAACGCCACGGCCCTTTCCAATGGGAAATGGAGGATTGCCAAAGAATACCGTGCAAGCGGTCAAAAAGGTTGGAACACCTCGATCTACCAATAACCGATGAAACGCCTCCCACGGATGAGTTCTGGAGGAGTCTTGACTCCTCAAAGCTGGGACATGGTGGCTCAAGTCATCGATGCCAATTTCCGTGAATGCCAGATCCAGCCGGGCAAAGGAGTCACGATTTCCAACGGAACCGGTGGGCAGATCGTTTCCGTAAATCAGGTTTCTAAAAAATCTTCCCTTTCTGTTTATCCTTTTGATTTTATCGGGGTCACTTCCACCACTTGCAAATTTCAGCCAGGGACGATTGCCGGTCTGATCCCGACCAACATGTTTGCGACACTGACGTTTTCCACGTCCACAAGCTACCTTTTGGCAACTTGCACGACCTCGGGTCAAAAGGTGACCGCAGCCACGCTTTCCATTGTGACAACCGTCCCATCATTTCCGATTCCTTCCGTGGGGGCCGCGCCAAGTACCCTTTACATTGTCTTGGGAACATTTACCTCGGGATCATTCACAAATCTTTGGCAAAAATCCATTTCTGCCACACCCAAGGAAGTCATGCGAGTTCCCGTGACCAATCCTACCGCTTTTCAGCTTCCTTTCACGTCGTATTGGGATTGGTCGGTTTCTTAATTTCTTGAGGCCATGACACCTCAATCTTCCGTCACGTTCACTGTTCAGAATTCCAACACGTATTCCAATGATTTCATCTATCAAAAAACGTGGATGCGGTCCCAAAGTGGATCCACTAACGCTTCAACTTCCACGGTCAAGGTCTACCCATTGGTCTTAAACAATGGCACCTATTTCACGACTTACCGATTCGCTTCGTCGGGAACTTCAACGCAGTCGTACACCCGAAATTATCTGACCAACTCCTCCAAGGCTCCGAGCTACACACTCACCTCGAGCTATGTGTCCACGGAGTCATTTAATAGTCCGCAGACCTATTATTGGTTTTCCAATGCTGGACAAATTGGAGTCGTCTCAACCAATGCACAAGGAGAAACCGGGGTCTACAAGGCTCAAACACTTTCGCCTCTCTACGCTTCTTCCGGCTCAACCAGTTCAACGGGCAACTATTCGGCGTCTGGGGCAAGCTATACGGATTACCAGACGGTCAATGATTTTAATGGATATGATTCTGCTGGGAATATCCGATACTCGGGGTATTCCACATCCGTGGTTTCCACAACTTCCCGCACTATTGCCACCACGATTGATTCGGCAATCAGAGCCACCGCTGCCTATACGACAACGTGGACCACGGCCGCTTCCAACACTTCTTTTACGGTCACTTCCTACGACACCTTCACGACGGCGACCACAAACGCTTGGGGATTCGCCTCAAGTCTCTCCACATCGAGCAAGACCACGCTTTCCGTGGATACCTACACGGCTCTTTCCAGCTCGCAAACGACTACCTATATTTATGCCGGAATCTACCCGTTTGGAACCGGATCTCTTTGGAAAAGCCGAATTGAAACATTTGCCGACACAATAGTTTTTGTGCCTTCTTCGGCAGTGGCGTATGCGTTCACGACCACGGGAAATAACGTGGCCTCGGCAATTGCAACAACATTTGCTTCGTCATTAGTTCAAAGCAGTTTCTCGGTGTCGATGGTGACCACAAGTTTTGCTGCCGTCAGTTCTTCCATTACTTATTCCAGAAATAATGGCGGGCTAATTACTTCGTACCTTGTTTCCAGTTCACTTGTTCAAGGCGTCACTTCAAGCGTGACTTATCCAACCGGACTTGCTTTCAGTGACGTGACTTCTTCACTGACTTCTTCGTCCTATTCAGGA